GCTGAATAACACAAAAGGAGACTGATATGACTACTGAAGAAAAAAAGGTTGTTATTGATGACGTTGAATACAAAGAGAGTGAACTATCGGATGAAGCAAAGATTTGCATTAACCACTTAGGTTCACTCGACAGCAAGATTGCATCAGCAGAGTTTAACCTAACACAACTACGTGTTGGACGTGAGGCTTTCATGAATATGCTAAAGGGTGCCCTAGAGCAGAAACCTGAAGAGGATTCATAAGTAAATGTCAAGAGACCTGTCTGCAGCACTCAGTGGTTCACTAGAGGATAATGTAGTTTATCCCTTCTTTACTATTGACCTAGAGTTTGATAGTCCTAACACACTACGTCTGTGGACAGGTTATGGCACTCTTGTTTACGAGGGTGTCAGCTACTTTGGCACAGGAGAACTCTTAGGTATTTCCTCTGTAGAAGAGACCGTAGAGATGGCTGCTAAGGGGGCTACACTTACTCTTAGTGGTGTACCTAGTGAAGTCATCTCTTTAGCTCTACAGGAGCCTTATCAAGGTCGTGTGTGTAAGATTAACTTTGGCATGTTTGCCACTGACAACTTACTACAAGAGGATGCTACAAGCTATATCTTACTACAAGATGGTGCTAAGATTTCTCTAGAATCTCAACAGATTAGCCTTACTGAAGTGTTCACTGGCTATATGAACCAAATGAATATTGAGGAAGGCCCAGATACTTCTACTATCCAACTTTCTGTAGAGAACAAACTTGTAGACCTAGAGAGACCTAGAGTAGCTCGTTATACCTCTGCTTATCAGAAAGATAAGTTTAACGGAGACTTAGGCTTAGACTTTGTGGAAAGCCTACAAGACCAGAAGTTAACATGGGGACGTGTAGTTGAAGACACTTAACTACCAACAAGAGTTCCTTGTTACTGCTAGACCCGATGCACAGAAGCTATTAGAAGACCACTGGGAAGAGATAGCCCTAAATAAAGGTAAGATAGCACTTAACCCTGATTGGGATGCATATGAGGCTCTAGAGTTATCAGGGAAGCTAAAGATATTCACTGCTAGAGTAAACGACAGAATGGTAGGATACTTTGTTGTTCTAGTTGGTCCTAATTTACACTACAGGGATCATATCTTTGCAGTAAACGACATACTGTATCTAGATAAGAATTATCGTAGGGGTCGTACTGGCATAAAGCTAATTAAGTTTGCAGAACAATGTCTCAAGGAAGACGGTGTGTCTGTACTAAATATAAACACTAAGACACATAAACCCTTTGATAGTCTGATGGAGTATCTAGGGTTTAATCTTATAGAACGTGTCTACTCTAAGTATATAGGTGATTGATGGCTATTTCTGCTGGCATGGCATTGATGAGTACTGCTACTACCTACTTTACTGTAGGGTTTGTAACAACTCAAGCTATGATAACCCACTTCCTAGTCAGTACGGCTATAGGGGCTGCTCTTAAGGCTTTAACACCTAAACCTTCCTTTGGAGCTAATGCAGCTAATAGGGGTTATCAGGTAACCCAACGTGGTGCTGCTGTAGATCATCAGGTTATCTATGGTCAAACTCGTGTTGGTGGTGTAGTTGTCTATGATGCTTTGTCAGGTGATGATAACGAGTATCTACATCGTGTAGTAGCTTTCGCTGGACACGAGATTGAAGAGTTTACCACCTTCTACTTAAATGATGTAGCTGTTACCCTAAGTGGTTCTGATGTAACTAACGAAGAGTTCCAGATTGAAGATGGTAGTGGTAACTTTGAAGAGTATGCTGTTCGTATTAATACTCATTTAGGTACTGATGACCAGACTGCTGATAGTGACCTTGTTAGTGAAGTTACAGAGTGGACTACAAACCATAGACTACGTGGTATAGCTTACGCATACTTCAGATTTAAGTATGACCCTAATGTATTTGATCAGGGTATCCCAGACATCAGTGCTGTAATTAAGGGTAAGAAAGTATATGACCCCCGTAGTGAAACTACAGTATGGTCTGACAATCCTGCTCTCTGCATGAGAGACTATATGACCTCTGACTATGGTCTAGCTGAAGAAAGTGCTAACATAGACGATACTCTTGTATCTACTGCAGCTAATGTCTGTGACTATTACAACTATCCTACATTAACAGGAGACCCTAGATTTACTCTTAATGGGGCATTCCTAGTTAGCTCTACTCCTCATGATGTTTTAACAGACCTGTCCAGTGCTATGGGTGGTATGTTGTGGTATTCACAAGGTAAGTGGCGTATGAAACCCGCTTACTACACTAACTCTGTTCTGTCGTTAGAGGAAGATGACCTACGATCTTCTATTAGTGTATCTACAAGACATTCTCGTCGTGATAACTTTAATGTTGTCAAGGGGGTCTACAGAGGCCCAGACACAAACTACCAACCTACAGACTACACTCCTGTAACTGATGCTGGTTTCTTAACTATCGATGGTAATCAGGAGAGTGTACTTAACTTAGATTTACCCTATACCGATGACTTTGATATTGCTCGTCGTCTAGCTCTGATTACCTTAGAACGTAATAGACAGCAGATTACAGTACAGGCATCCTTTGGTCTTAAGGCTTTCCGTTGTCAGGTTGGAGATGTTATCCAACTAACTAACTCTAGGTTTGGTTGGACTAATAAAGAGTTTGAAGTTATTGGTTGGAGTTTTGGTCTTCAGAATGACTATGACCTACAAGTACACCTTACACTAAGAGAAACCTCTGAGAATGTCTTTGATGATATATCTGATGGTGCAACCTTAGAACTAGACAACACAGAACTAGCTGATCCTAAAGGTGGTCTCCTAGTTACTAACGTGTCAGTTAGTGACAAAGGTAATGTACAAAAAGATGGTACTTTTGTTGGTCAAGCAGAAGTCTCTTGGACTGCTGTATCTAATCCATACCTAAACCACTATGAAGTACAGTGGAAGGATGTAGATGAAACTGCATACCTAAGAACTGAGGCTCCTAGAGGTCAAACATCAGTTATCATTGGGCCATTAGAAACTGGTGTGCAGTATGACGTAAGAGTACGTGCAGTTACTGTATCAGAGGTTAAAGGCTCTTGGGTCTCTGCCACTGCTTATACCCACGGTGGGGATACTACTGCACCTTCCCCTGTTACTGGGTTGTCTGCTACTGGTGGACCAAAGAACGTAACCTTAGACTGGACTGCCCCTGACACAGATAGTGATACGCCGTTAGTGCCTAACTCTTTATATGATCTTAAGGGCTATAACATCTATCGTAATACTTCTAACAGTCAACCATTGCTTCCTGCAGCCTTCTCTGGTTCTGATAAGTATGTTGATGGTGGGTTAGCTCAAGATACTGAATATTATTACTGGGTAACTGCTGTAGACTTTACTGGTAACGAAAGCACTGCAGTAGCCTCTGGTGCTGTATCTACAGATGCTGCTATTGTTGTTACTCAAGAAGACACACGAATTTACACTGGTGTGGTCTACTACCAGACACTACAAGCTACTGCACCTAGTACACCAAGTGCTACCAGCTTTAACGAGACAACGCTTACCTTTGGTGGATTAACTTCTGGTTGGGCTACTACTCAACCTTTTGTTGATGCAACAAGCACAACAGTTAAGGAGTGGTCATCTAAGTATAAAGTAGAGTTTGATATTGATGATAACGTCACTATTACCTTTACTACTCCTGATGGTGCCTTCCAGATCACTGATGATATTGAAAGTGATAACTATAGTGCTGGTTCTACAGGTTGGCGTATAGAACGTGACACAGGCTTTGCTGAATTTGGTTCTGCTGCTATACGTGACACTCTATCTGTAGGTCAAATACCTGATCTTACATCAAGTAAAGTTACTGACTTAGGGTCTCTTGCTACACAGAATACGGTAGATTATAATACAGAGGTTACTAACACTCCAGACCTTTCTGCCTATGCCACTACTTCTCAACTAAATACTAAGTCTACAGTTATCTATAGCTCTAGTACCCCCACTTCTACTAGCACAAATGATCTTTGGTACAAGACGACAGAAGACCGTTACTATAGATACAATGGTTCTTCTTGGGTTCCTGTAGCTATCACTGCTGATAGTATTGTCGCAAGTTATGTCTATGCAGGTAATATTAATGCATCTCAGATTACAGCGGGTACTATTAGTGTAGACTATTTGCCTGGACTTACTTTTTCAGATGTTACTACAGGTGGTGATGCTGACAGCAATCAATTAGATACTTCATCAGCAAGAGACACAAACTCTGTCATAAAAACAGCTATGGGGATATCTAGCAGTCAATACCTGCGAAGATACGGCAACTATGCCTCTCTTAGTGTTAATTCTGGATCAGCATTACTAGGAACTGCTACTCTCACCCTTAAAAAAACTGCTGGCTCTGATCCAAGCGGACTTGTTGCTTGCAACTTTGTTTTATTCAATGGATCAACTGCTATAGTATCACCTATGACTAACGTAAATACGGCAGGATCGGTAACAATTAACCAAACTAACTACAGTATAACATTTACCGCAGCTTTAGCTATTGAAAATGCATCTTCTGGGACAGCAATTATGGGCTTCTATTTCCAAGAAAACGTCAATGACCAAGATGAGATTGCTGTTAATAAATACTCATTCTCAATAGAAGAGTTTATCAAGTAAGGGCAGCAAGATGTATGTAACATATAACATTACAACTGGTGCTATCTCTGGTTGGTCTAACAAACCAAGAACACCTGCTTCTGGTTATGCTGAAGTTCAATCAGATGATTACCTAGATCAAGAGCATTGGTACTACGATGCTTCTACTGATACATTCTCTGGCCCAACTAATGCAGAACAAGATGCTTTAGACATGCAAACATTAAGATTGCAGAGGAATGAATTACTGGCTCAATCAGATTGGACGCAAGTTGCAGACGCACCTGTAGACGCTGCTGCATGGGCCACCTATCGTCAAGCCTTGCGTGACTTACCCGCAAATACAACAGACCCAAGAAACCCAACTTGGCCTACTAAACCAGCATAAGAGGATATTATGGGATACCAACTAGGAACACGAAGCAAAGAAAAACTTGAGGGTGTAAACCCACGCTTGGTAGCTGTTGTTGAAAGAGCTATTGAGCTATCTGAACAGGACTTTTCTGTGATATGTGGTTTACGTACCATTCAGGAACAAGAAGCTCTAGTAGCTAAAGGTGCATCACAAACTATGAAATCTAAGCACCTAGAAGGTAATGCTGTAGACCTAGCTGCGTACTGTGATGGCATCCGTTGGGAACTAAATTTGTACGACGAAATTGCTGATGCAATGCTCAAGGCTGCTAAAGAGCTAGGAGTGACACTACGCTGGGGTGCTGCATGGCACAAAGCATTAAACGACTGGGATGGAACTGCAGAAGACTTGATGAATGAATACATTGATCTTCGTCGTTCTGCTGGTCGTAGACCCTTCATAGATGCTCCACACTTCGAGGTTCTATAGTCATGTACGAGATGGTAGACTTAATTATGCAATGGCTTGTAGCCCCTGTTATAGTCGTTGTATGGCATCTGTTTTCCCGATGTAATAAACACGAGACAGAAATAGCTGTACTTAAATCTCAACTAGAATCGTCTAAAGTCTCATATGATCGTGAGATGAAAGAGATGAAAGAAACAATCAAAGCAATATTCGTAAAACTCGACAGTATAGAACAATCACTGCGAGAAAGATAAATGGATAGTAAAGCCTTGGTTGGGGTGTTGTTTGCAGCACTCGTAGGCTTATTGGGTTGGAATATAAGTACGACCCATGAGCTAACTTTACAGGTACAAAAACTAGAGATTATCCTTCTTAATGATGCTTTTGCAAAATAGGGGGATGATAAATGTTAGACCCAGTTACGATCATTGGTGGTGCGACTGTCGCTTTCAATGCTATCAAGAAGGGCATTGCCGTAGGGAAAGACTTGCAAGATATGCACGGTCAATTATCCCAATGGGCAGGTGCTATGTCAGACTTAGGTCAGGCAGAGAAAAAAGCAAATAACCCACCTTGGTGGAAATCTTTAGGTGGGTCTGTAGAAGCTGAAGCTCTGGAAGTTTGGAATGCAAAGCGTAAGGCAGATGCCATGCGTGAAGAGCTACGTCAACATATTTCTTTCGTATATGGGCCAACAGCATGGGATGAGCTAGTGCGTACAGAAGCTAAGATCAGAAAGCAAAAGAAAGAGCAAGAGTACCGTAAGGCTGAGATACAAGAAGCTATTATCACTTGGTCTATTACTGGTTTGCTCTTATTAATATTCTTTGCTGGGTTAGGTGCAATAGTTTATGCATCCAGATGATAAGAATTGGTGATAAGTATCATGTCTACGATAAGGATGGTAAGGTACTAATTATTACCAGAAGTAAAAGGATTGCTGAGAATGTCTATAACACCAGAATGGTTAGATAAGTGGCGTATATGGCCTAGACTAATTATAACTCTTTATGGTTATGCTTTCTATAAAACGACAACATGGTTTATGGACTTACCTGACCCTACAAATGCTCAAGCAGGATTTGTGTCGGTTATCGTAGGTGCAGGAGCAGGTTTCTTTGGGATATATGTAAATGGTAAGTCGTCTGATAATCGTAGCTCTACTAACGTCAACATTAAGTAGTTGTGGGCTAACATCACTAATTCCCACTGGTGGGACTAATGTAGCTGCTAACACTCAA